TATGCGAATTAAATGGGGGCTGGGGGCGTGGCGGGGGGCGTGGTGGTGTACTTGGCCAATGACTCAGCCCTTGGCTTTCTTAATCTCATTCGCTGATGCCGTCTTTTAGGCAAATTTTTGCCATTCTCTTGAGTAGAATTCAATTCAATACACGACTCATTGTGCGACTTATCAGTTTGGGGTGCTTTCACAATCGGTTGAACATCAATATACTTGCTACTATTTTCGAGCCTTGCCGTTTCTGCACTCGCCGTATTTTTCTTTCTCCCCGCAATCCCAGCCAGCAGAGAGGCCAAGTTTCCGCTGATGCCGTGAGTTACATCCTGGCTAACTTGCAGACGGGCAGAGGGTTGTGAATACTGAAACGATCTTTCTAAGATCCACGCTCTAGCTTGCCAGCTCTTTTCGCCAGCTTGGTTAATTGAGTCGAGGAGGTTCGCTTCTAGTTGCCTACGCTCTTTTTGAAGAGACTCGTTAAATGCCTTGTTTCTGTGTTGCCAATTCTGGATAGTTGCTGGAGAAATCCCCAACGCTTCTCCCGCCTTTTCATAGGTCAAACCCTTACGAACAAACCCTAAAATCTTTTCGTGAATCTCTGGCGTGAGTGTGGAATGTCGGCCAGCCTTCTTTTCTGTAGGTGCGGTGGAGTCCGCTGCGTCATCCATAAGTAAGACTTATATCATACTTTGGGCAGATAAAAAGTGTTGTGCTTATAGGCAAGCTGGTTTAGTTTGATCGTATGAAAAGCAACACACAACTAACGGCCAATCTCCTAGAGGTTGGGAAACGATACTATATGAAATCAGCAAACGATCACGGAATTGTCGAGGTGATCTGCGAGGAAATGATTGTGGTAGATCGTGGCTTTTACGGCCAACCGATTTACTTAATCGCTCGTGCTTCCGATGGTGAGAAGTTTATGATCACCAGACTTCGGAAAGATCACTTCGAGGATGCAAAGGGTCGGAGAGTTGGGTTTGTGGAGTTTGCAGAGGTAATCAGCAAATGAACAAAATCAAAACACCAGACGATTGCGGAGATAATAAAGTCATATTCCGATATGATGACCCAGAGTTTTTTGTGGGTTATTATGGAGGACAAACTTGGAACGGCTGGGACTGCGTCCGAGTTGATAAGCCAACATTTGATCGCTTGAGGAAAATCTGCGAGGAGCAAGGAGGAGACTTAGAGGACTACGACACCGCAGAGGCAGATGAGTTTGGTTTGTATGATCTAAATGGACATTGCACCCACGTCTGCGGGTTTACTCATAAGGGAATCTTTGTGACTAATCCTTTTCAGACGGAGTGCAGAAGGTTTGACGTAGATCCGTTGAAGCACTACGGCCTCAATCTTGACGAGATCATTGGAATATTTGGTAAGGATTACGCAAGGCTATTGAGCTAGGCGAGCAGACCCCGAACACATCCGCAAGGTGTGTTTCGGTCTGGCCGATAGGCTGGAACAAAAGAAACCAATAAGAAAGGAAACGACACACAATGACAAAAACAATGAGCAAAACTGAAGCACTCGCAGAGCATATCGGAGGAGTCAAATCTTCCGACCTAACAAAAGAAAACTTCGATCATTATGGATTGAGTGTTTATTCTGTTAACGGCGAGGAGTGGGCAATTGGTACTGATTCCGAAGCAAATGATGCTTGCAAAGTATATGTCGAGGACACGGCTTGGGCTTTTCGCTCAAGCTTTATCTGCGAATATTGCAACCTACCGCAAGAAATGGCCGAAGCTTTAGAGGCTATGCAGTCGAAGAAGTGTGAGGGGGCGAATGATTCAATCCTCGCCTTAATTGAAAAGACTGACGGAGGTCTTGACGGATTCGTGGAGGAAGCAATCTCTGCGGATGGTCGGGGTCACTTCCTATCTGGTTACGATGGCGAGGAATGCGAGGTTGGTGAGTTCTTCGCATATAGGATCAACTGAAATGATCTGCTTCTCCATTTACTCCCGATCCGGTTCTTTCGTCTGCCGTTTTGTGGAACGCAGCCGAGCCGAAATGTGGAGGAAGTTTCACGGCATCCAAGATTATGTAATCAGAAAGGAGGTGTGGAATGATTAAGGCATATACCATTTTTATGTTTGGGATCTTGCTTGGCTTGAGCCTAGCAAGCTGGATTGAGTTGGTTTGGAAATAGTTTTCCCTCGTCCATCCTCTTAACCGAGGGTGGGAGAGGTCAAGCTCGATAGAGATGGCCTAACAAACAGAAAAGAAAGGACACATAGCAAATGAAGAAAATATGGTTTGGAAACATCCCCGATATATTTGGTTACGGCATCAGTTGCCTAGGCAATTCCAAAAAGGAAGTGATGGATACGATGAAGAAAGAATACAAACAATGGAAGGCTGGACGAGCAAAGCACGGATTCGGAGACGAGTCTACAAACTTTGAAACCTCTTACGAATATTATGGAGGATGGGTTGAGCAAGTTGAGATTGGCAAAGGATATTACGAAGGATTGAGAGGTTAGTCTCTCCTCGTTCCACCTTGTAGCGGAGGTGGCCGGAGGATGGATTTTGGCTTTCGCCTGACATCCTAACAAACGGCAGCGTAGCCATAATCCGATTGCGTCTGTACAACAAACGGCAGCATAGCCATAAGGAGACAAATGGACGAACAGCAAATTATTAAAGCTTACCTTTCACGCCTGGGTAAGAAAGGCGGATCTGTAAAAGGTCCTCAAAAGGTGCGACCCAAGGAACACTATCAGAAGGCAGTAGGAATTCGGTGGGCTAGGTATCGGGAGCGTCAACAAACGGAAGCACAGCCACCTAAAACGGAAGCCTAGCGACCTATCCGGCAACAGCAGGCTCGATTCCCAAGCTCCTCAACCTTAAATTTGACCACTGGAAGGTCTGGAGCATCACCTTTCGCGCGAAGACGCTTAGAAACGGCATTTCTGCTCGATTTTGAGGCATTCTGACGCTTCTTTTTGGCTACCTTTGGCATATTTACCAGTTTTTGCACGACCACGCGCGAGCTGTGAGCTTGCTGGGAGGGTTGCTGTCACACTTATGCCTAGCCCTAAAACTACGCCTACGCTCTGGATTGTTCTTCTTAATGGTCATTTTGGGGTCGCCGTAGCGGATGGTCTTGCTTTTCCCGCCTTGGCAAGCTCTAACAACAAACTTTTTAGGTCCACCAGGAGTCCGGCGTGGTGAGTTACAGGGTAAATCTCTTGGATTCACGACTCATCTACCTCATCGGTGTCAAAAGCGTTAGGACAGGCATCGTGGAGCGATTTTAGTGCCTTCTGGTGACTTTCAAAGAAGCCTGACAGCCTCTTGACCTCATCTGTCAGACCCTTCCATTGATGCTCAAACACCTCATAGGAGCAATTTGCGTTCATATCGTCAACCAATTGGCCTAGCAGACGTAGCACGCTATGCAATTGTGCATTCTCACGCTGGAGGAGGCTGATAAACCTATTCGCCAGCTTCAATTGCTCTCTGTCTTGATTCAAAAGCCACCCTTTTTCGCTTTCATCATACGCCATACCTTCGGCTTGATGGTGCTGTTCTTCTTGCTACGGCTAGTGCCAGCCTTACGGCGAGCGTTTATATTTGCATACAAACCAGGTTTAGAGTTATTCATTTGCCCATTGTACCACACCTCCACCTAAAACGAACTTCGTTCTTCAGCAGGTGTGAGGATGCCCAGCGTGACCGCCAGCCAGCTTTCAGTTCGTTTTCCAGAACAGAAAAACACTACGGGAAAGAACGTAGTGGTAGTGGGGAAGGGACGGGACAAAAGGAGTCCCTTACCCCTACTTTCCCTTCGTGATATATATTCATATATTATATGAGTATGACACTCAAGAAATGACAGTCGATATGACAGAACTAAAAAGCAGACTGATCGGCTGAATACAACCCGTTGGCTGACAATATCTTCTTAGCCTTCGTAAGCCTCTTTAAGTAGCGGTACGCCGTACTTTCACTCACCTTGCATTTTTCGACGATGTGACGGGCTAAATCGCCTGCCTGCCACTCCTTGCTACCCATCTCTGACAGGAACCTATCATCCTCCATAGACTTCTGTGCGCCTGGCCTCTTTAGCCTATCTGGATTGAGTCCGAAATTCTGCCGGAATAGCGGGTAACTCCATTGGACAACGAATGCGTCCATAGGGCTGAAGTTGCGGAGTGTGACCTCACAAGTAAAGGTACGCTCGTCCTCCTCATGTGGCGTGAGAACAACCAGGCTGTCTGGATTGCGGGCAAACACCCCGCTACCGCTAAACCTATCAATTGACTCTGACCCACTCTTGTTACCCTTGGAGAAGTGATGTGACAGAATGATTGACAGATTGTGGCGGGTAGCTAGGTACTCAAATTCATTCATCAAACTTGACATATCCCCCGCAGAATTTTCGTCCCGATCCCCCATCAACATATAGTTTGGATCGAGAATGATCGCCTGGTATCCCCGCCCCTCAATCTGCTTCTCGATCATAGGCCGAATGAGAGTTAAGTCGGCAGCGTGACCTCTCAGCGTCCACACATCAAAGTCATCAACCTTGCCTTCCAGTTGCTTTGCTTTGATAACATCTGCGAGTCGGTTGCGGAAACTCCATTCTTGAATTTCAAAGTTAATGAACAGCACCCTTGCTTGCTTGCACTGCTGCCCCCACCACGGCACGCCAGCGTGTAACGAAAGGGCTAGGTCAATAAGACTCCAACTCTTAAACGCCTTGCTTCCTCCGCCAAGTAAAAGCTTGCCTCCTCTGTGCAACATCCCATCAATCAATACTTCCGGTGCTGGTATGTTATCCCTCAACAACTCTGCGTATGACTTAATCGGTGGCCATTCGTCCACCTTCGGCTTCACCCCCAAAGCTACTGCTGGCTCAATCATTTCCCCTCCTTGCAGAACCATAAAAGGCTCTGTGTTTTGTCGTTTCTTTTAGCACCAGGAATCCTTACTGGTTGGCTTGGTTTGAAAGTTGCAGGATCGCACCCCAACGGAACAAGGAAAGCTTTTAATTGTTCAAGCCACTCATTCTTTTGTGGCATCTCGAACCATCCGTGGAGACTCTTGCCTCCTGTGTCAACCACAGCGTAAAGCTTCATTCGGAATAGATCGCGCATCAATTGAAACACCGCGCCGATCTCTGGTTTGGTTAGCACATCTGACTCCACAACTAGAAACACCCTATGCTCAACCGTATCGTTGGATCGACTGACTGTGCCTTGCTTGTAGCTCGCACCAGTAGTGTACTGCCCAATCGGTTCATCCAGCTTCTTCCAATCGTAAGCGATACGAAAGTTCTGAGGATGCTTCCCGCTGTCCGTTACGTTACCTATCCAGATGTTATCGACAGCGTTGAACATTGAGAGGAACAAATGATAGTCCTGCTTAGAATCGTCCAGCTTGGTAGGACTTTCCTCGTACATATCCGCTGGGTCCCAATTGTAGTGCGTGAGGTAGCGTTGCTTGTTTGACTCCGCAATCGTCTTGAGCCTATCAAGCACCTCGGCCTCTGGATCTTTGACTAGGCGAATAGGAGCAGACGATCCAACCGACATAATATTGATCGGGCGGTACAGCGGGTCGTTGAAGATTGCCTTGCGCAGCTTGCGGTTGGCCTCGTCACGATACGGAGCGCAACTGGTATGCCAGCAGAAGATAGTCGGCGCGCCGTCAACAAACACAGTCGTATCTCTAACTCGTGTGTGGCTTGTGTGTGCAGCCTCACCTGGACACTTGCATAGTCCGTGGTTCTCGGACTGCCAATCGACAGCCCCGACTACTGCTTCAGCGTGACGTTGTGCTTCAGTCATAAAAATTCAAACTGGCTCTGATTCAAGAGGTAGTAGACACGCCCGCCGCAGGATCTCCCTGCGTACCACAACGCCAGTTAGTTATTTACCATCCAACTCCACCGCCTTCTTTGCTGAATCCACAATCATCTCGGCTGTAATGTTGCGAAGAGCGTTGCACCATAGTTGTGTCTTGGGTGTGCGGTTGGTTGCATCCTTGCACTTTGCTTGGGGCAATCCGCCCTGCGGTCTGCAAGGTGCGTGTGGGCATACTTCTGGAGCGAACACCGGATATGACTTAGGATAATACTTGACCCGATCATCTGGATGATAACTACCCCAAAGCGATATGCAGGCCGTGTTCAGCCCCGCTGCCATGTGGTTGACTGATGAGTCTGGAGCAACGACAAAGTCAGCACCTTGCACAACTGGAAACAGACTGCGGATGCTTGACGTTGCGTTGAACAAGTCAATGACATTTGGATGGTCAATCTTGAAATCAAGACTGCGATCCAGCCCGACTATGACAGCGTGATGATCCTTAAACTCCTCCAGCAACGCTTCCACCGCCTTCTTGCCTAGCTGTGGCGGGTAGGTTCTTGTGGGACCAGAACTGCTGACGTGATAAACAAAATACTTATCTGGCAACGGCCATCTGCCCATCTTAATCAGCTCATCGTGATCTGGCTGGACAACGTACAAGTGAGGTCGCTTATACTTCTCATCCACCCGCTTGACATCACCCACTCTGCCAGAGATGTCGGCCAGTATGCCTTCAGCACCCATCCATAGGTAAATGCGGTCATAGTGATTGCCTGGACCAGTTCCAAGCTCTGTTCCTCCGACCTTGCCAGAAAACAAATCATCCAGCGGGACGTGAGCCTCGTAAGAATCCCACGCTTCCGCTGTTGGTGGTAGCGGAAGAATCCTTGCACCCAACCCAGCGTAGATAGGCATATTGCGAGCAGGACAGTAAATGTCCACGCCCCCACCCGAAGTCTCGACTAGGTAGCGGATAATTCCGGTGGCCATAATCGCGTCGCCAATTGCACCAGCACGATAGACCGCAGTTGTCCCACCCTCGGCTCGCCCAGGATAGTACGGCTTGATCTTGTGCGGAACTGGTACGGCTTCATTGAATGGAGCATTGACCAACTCGTCTGGAAGAATGTAGCTACAGCGTGGCCACAGCTTGTTATCGTCCACAACGTGGACTCCGTTAGTATTGTTATTCCATAGTTTCATTGTGCTGCCTTTCTATTTAGCTTTTTCTACCGCGTCAATCCTTTTCCCAATCCAAGCCATGCACGGCACAGCCATAGAGTTACCAAGAGCCTTGTAGCGTGGACCATCGGGGCATTGATCCGCTGGCTTGTTACGCCAAGAGATCATCGTGTGGTCATCGTTAAAGCCCTGGAGTCGTTCACATTCGCGAGGCGTGAGCCTGCGTACTGCCATCCGATCCGCTGGATTGATGACTCCTCCAGTATGATTGATGTCGGAGGCTGAAGATGAAATTGACTGCGACTTATCTCCGATTGTTTTGTTATAGCAATCGACTGCAACCGCCACTTGATTATCCCCCATCTCCTTCCGCAATGTCGGAGATAGTTCCTTAACAAATCTGCTCTCGCTGCCTTCTCTCGTTGCTATGCCAGGCTCAAAGGCAATCGCCTCCTGCACCAACGGCACATTCCCACCACCTGTTCCATATCGTGATACGCAACTAGGAGCGACATCGTGCGGACCAGTTACTCGGCTGTCGTTTGGATGGTTCTCGTACAAGACAGCCATTCCACCTTGATTGCACGTAGGATCTAATCCTCTGGATGTGTCTAGCGATCTAGACAAATCAACTTGATTGCAACCGCTAATGGGATTTTTGCTTTTCATGCTATTGCTTGAAAGGCTGTCGAAAGAAAAAGCAATCGCATGCTTGTCACCTTTAGTTAAGGTTGGAGCAGGATCACCTGGCTTACCTACTCCAAGTCCATTGCCCTTTCCGTCTTGTTTGTCTCCGTGCTTGCCAGAATGTCGTGTCGCTTGGTCGTGGATGGGGATGGGAAAGTAAAAACTTTCAGCTTGTTGCGTCAGTTGTTTGCCAACTTGTTTTGCTAGTCCGCAGTCAATCGTTGCGCATACATCTGGTATGCCAGCGTTAATCGCTTCGTGAACTGCCTTAATCTCCATCAAGGCTTCGTCACTACATCCTCCTCTACTTCCTTTGCATTGGGTAATTGTTGGACTAACTCCAGAGCCTGCTTCAACATTGGCGGCAACTCCTTGCCTCGTTTCTCGGCTCGGCGGAGTATCCCTGCGCACGCTTTCGGACTCAAATAAAACCTTTGCGGCAAGACTCCCTTCTCCAAGATGTGCGACAACGAACACACGTCTGCGTCTTTGGGCCACTCCGAACCATTGAGCGTCC